CGAAAACTACCATGCTGGCAGCAAAGAACGGTATAGACTTTGTAGGCTACAAACACAGGGCAACGCACAGGAAAGTACGAAAGGACAGCATAAAGCGCATAAAGCGTACTATCAAGAAGTGCGAGAGCGGGAAAATCACAAAAGAGCAGTTACAAAAGAGTATACAGAGCTGGACGGGACACGCAGGACACGCCGACAGTTATAACCTACGAAAGAAAATAGAAACGCTGGCAGAGGCAGCCATAGAAAAGGCTGCTTAAGCGGCAGAATGCAGGAGCGAGTACATGAGTAGCAATTTACTAAGGGTAGTACAAGAACAACAGGAAACCATAGAAAAGCAAAGCAGGCTTATTGCTGATTTAATAGCCACTCTGGAAAGCTGGGAGCAGACAGCAGGCTACGACGGCGCAGAGCTGAAAGAGCGGGCAAAAGATTTGCAATTAAGAGAAAGGCAGGATTTATGAACATGACTATTACAGAATTTATTGAGGCGGCGGCACATAACAAAATTATCCAGCTGGTAGTATTGGCGATTGTGTGCGACACGGTTTTTGGCGTGCTGCGTGCAATCAAAGAGAAGAAATTTAACAGCTGCGCAGGCATTGACGGGGCTATCAGAAAAGTAGGTATGCTTATTTCTCTGGTATTCATGCTGGCAATCGACGTACTGATTAAGATTAACTTAATCGGATTTATACCGGAGCAGGCACGTACATATTTAGGGCTTGATACCGTGGGCGTGGCTGAATTTTTCGCATTGCTTTACATTGCCTATGAGGTAGTGAGTATTTTTAAGAATATGGCATTATGCGGGCTGCCCGTAAAAAAGGTATGGGAAAAGGTGCGGGAGTTTCTGGCAAAGTATACGGACGAACTGCCGGACACAGACGAACTGGACGGGGACAGCACCACAGGCAACGTAGAGGAACACAGGACACAGGAAAGATAAGAATAATAAGGACATAGCAGCAAAGAGCGCTTGCAGGACACCGCAGGCGCTTATTTTGTATGCGGAAAGGCAGGAAATATGAACATTAACAGAAAGATAAGTAAGTACAATTTCAATAAGGGCAGCGTTTCCAGAATTAAGTATATTGTTATCCATTATGTAGGCGCACTGGGCGGCGCAGAGGACAACTGCCGATATTATGGCGGCGGCAATAGAAATGCGTCGGCGCATTACTTTGTAGGATTTAACGGCGAGGTATGGCAGTGCGTAGAGGACGCTAATATAGCGTGGCATTGCGGAGCGTCGAGCTATAAGCACGCAGAGTGCCGAAACGCTAATAGTATCGGTATTGAAATGTGCGTAAGGAAGAAAAACACAAAGAGCATGGGCGCAACAGATAAAGACTGGTATTTTGAGGACGCAACAGTAGAAGCAGCGGCAGAGCTTACCCGTTACCTTATGAATAAATACGGCGTGCCTGCATCTCATGTAATCAGACATTACGACGTAACGGGCAAGATTTGCCCTAACCCGTATGTATATAACACCAGCGCCCACACATGGGACGAGTTTAAGCGTAAAATCAGCGGACAGGCAGAAACACCGCAGGGCGGCAATGAAAAAACAATCTGGAATTTTCTTACAGGCAAGGGCTTAAATGCTTATGCCGTGGCTGGTATTATGGGTAATCTGTATGCTGAAAGCGGGCTTATGCCGAACAACTTACAGAACACCTATAACAATAAGCTGGGTAAGACGGACGCAGAATATACAGCAGCGGTGGATAATGGCAGCTATGGCAATTTTGTAAAGGACAGTGCAGGCTATGGGCTGGCGCAGTGGACGTATTGGAGCAGAAAGCAGGCGTTGCTTAATCATGCAAAACAGGCGGGCGTATCCATTGCAGACCTTAATATGCAGCTGGGCTTTTTATGGGAAGAATTGCAGGGATACACAGCAGTAATGGACGCACTGAAAAAGGCGGGCAGCGTACGTGCTGCATCTGATGCTGTTCTTACTGGATATGAAAAGCCAGCAGACCAGAGAGAAACAGTAAAGAAAAAACGTGCAGAGTACGGCGAGGGATACTATAAAAAGTATGCAGCAGGAAACGGTACAAAGTATTACAGAGTGCGCAAGAGCTGGACGGACGCAGCAAGCCAGCTGGGGGCGTTTACGTCGCTGGAAAATGCAAAGAGCGCTTGCAAGGCGGGTTATACTGTATATGATGATAACGGCAAGGCGGTATATACCGCA